CGGCCCACACCCTGTATGCCTGTTTGACCATGAGCGAAAGATGGAAAGCCAGTTGATTCATCTGCTAATACCCTTGCCTTATCAAATAGCTGCATGTTTTCACCTGCAACGTTAGGAAACTTAGTGCCAAAGATAGCTTGTCCTGGTGCTCCACCCTGCCTTCTAAATACTTTGCCAGGATAAACGCTTAGGTCTTGACCTGGAACGAGATTTGTTTCATCTATCTCTATCAATAGATTACCAGATAATACAGCATTGTCAACAGCCATACGCATAAAGCCGTTCATTAATGTCTGTGTATCATCCATGTTCTCAGCGATACCTACACCAAAGAAGCTGTAGGGGTTATGCTCATAGGGTACAGAATAGTAAGGGATGCGTGTAGGTTTAAATGGATTTAAAACACACCTTATTATCTCACCGTTTACTGACCATATATTAGCATTTACTTCAGGTAGATCCTTTAAGTTTTTTGGTATTTTTATTCCATTTTCTTCTAGCAAATCTGTATCTACAAAGCCCCAGAACTCTAGTACTTCCCAACGCTCACTGTTAGCTGGGATCGTATCATCATCCTCCATCTTCTGTTCCCAATGTTTACGATCATAGTTTGGGCCTTTATCAATAGCTGTTTGAATCTCTTCATCCATAAAGTAAGGTCTACCACGTAAAGCTCTGAGTTGATTACGTGACATCTTATGTCTTTCAATAACGTACTCAGCATCATCCATGTTAGATGCTTCTGGGTCAGGATAAAAGTTCCAAACACTTACATGGTTTGTAGAGGGTACAGTTTTTATTAGAGGGTCATAATCACCATCTTCATTCCAATTAGGATACTCTTTATCTACTGCGAATGGACCTTTCATAACACCTGTGCCTAGTAGTGCCATTTCAAATGCCATACTGCGTAGATGTTTAGATGCACCAGATTCGTTTAACTGATCATGTATCTTTTTTTCCATCTTCTTAGCCGCTACTTTAGCAGGATGAAAAGTTACACTTGTTGGTGTCGTACCGTCACCTTCTATTAGTTTATCACCTACTGGTGTTAGTTTATTCTTTAAGCCACCTAAACGTTTCATTAAGGTAGTACGTGTTTCACCTGCTTCTAGATCAGTGTCTGGTCCTATCAAGTAAGGTTTTGATGGTGTGTCACCAAACGTATCACTTAAGACAGATTGAGCAGGAGTAGCATTAGGATCAATATTAATATGTACGGATTCAGATACTCCATCAGGAAGTACAGAAGGTTCAACATTAAGAGGGAACTTATTATTACCGAAGAGTACATCTATTATCTGTCCATAGGCTGCTAATGTTTTAGTCTTAGTTACTTTTACAAATACCTTTGACTTTTCGCTAGAAGTAAATTGGACATCAGGTCCATACAAACCTCTATAGTTTCTATAGGACTGCAACCACCTTTGTTCATCTGATAGCCTAGCATCTTCTGCTCTTTTAAATCGTTCACCAACAAAAGAAACAATACTGCTAACACTTTCTAGCATAGTATCTTCACTTGATTCAGCAGCTATCGCTTCATCAGTTTCAAAAGAAAGGTCATCTATTTCTGCCATATTTAATATCCAAATGTTGAGTCTGACATTTGAAAGCCAGATCGTTGTGTTGCAGGATTAAAATCCCATATAGAACTTCTTGGTCTAGTCATTATACCGTAACGTAGAGCATCATACAAGTGATCTTCAGCATTTGTGTCTACGTCTTCAGGGTTCTTTCTATCTAGCGGAATCGCTGGGATTTGCGCTATTGTATTCGTGCAGGTGGAGAAGAACACGAGTCTAGGCTCTTCAGTGAACTCATCCACCTGCAACCTACGGTGTAGCTCATTCTTACCTGCAACCCTAGAGCCACGAGAGCGATCTGATGGACGCCAACGGCAACCCTTCATGTTCATTTGCTCTGCAAGTGATGGGCCAGTATCACCTCTTTTATGCCAGAGGGATGAGTCTAGTACACCGTACCTCATTGTACCGTCTTCCGATTCAGCCTCTAGTATCATATCAGCTAAATCTGTAGCTGTAACTTTTGAACAATATAACTCTCTATAAACTACAAGTTGTTCGTCTGGTGATACAGCAAACCAAAGGACACCTGTGTAAGAGCCATAACCATAGTCACAAGCTCTAAACCTTGCCCAAGACTTAGGTATACTAAAAGGGTCAACAACATGTACTGACCTATTAAACTCAGGGAATGCTGCCCCTTCATTAATATCCCAATTACCTTCTAGCAACTGTTTACGTTGATGCTCTGGCAGTGATAGAAGCATTGCTTCGTAGTCACCACTGTCTGATAGGTATGGGTTATCAAACAAACTAGCAGGTATAAACCTACGTCTAAATAAAGGCTCACCCTCACGGCTATGCCCTTTAGGAAATTTTATAGTATCTCCTGTCTCTATATTGGTAGCCCAAAAAGGTTCACCTGCAGGAGATGGGTCTATAAACATCTTCTTAACCCACTGATGACCGTTGCCACCAGGGTTAGTTGTGGCCCTCATGTACAGCCCTAGTTGCGAACTAAAAGCTGAACGAAGTCTTGACCTCATGTAGTCCCACGCATAAGGCGTAGGCCACTGTGTTAATTCGTCGAACCCAATCCAATTAAACGCTTGACCTTGGTAACGAGTGACATCCATATCTTTATCAAGATACGACATCCATAGCCTACCGCCCCTAGGAGCAATCCACTGACTTTTACGCTCACTCCACTTAATACCTGGAATGGCTTTAGGATAAAGCTCTTGGCTTTTTTGAATAAGTTCACGTAACTCCTCCGTAGTATGTCTTACTAATAGCCCACTAAAATTAGGATCATTTAAACCGTGAAGTGGGTCAGCCAGCATAGCAAAACTCTTACCACCACCAGCCGCCCCACCATACAAAACTTCCCTTTCAGATGCGGATAGGAAGTTTGTCTGTGGCCCTGGGTTTGGTTTAAACACTACCTCTTGGGCAATGTCAGCATCAAACTCAGGTGCTTTGACTTCTGCTACTACAACTTGAGGTTCAGGCTGTTGCTGCGCTGGACTTGACTGTATAGGCTCCGATTCTTTCTTCTTCGAGTTTCTTGATCTCTTGGAGCGTTTCTTCGAGCCTTTGGGCAAGCTTCCGTTTAATTGTAGCTGCTTTCTTACGTTTTCGCTCAATGTCTACTCTTTTCTTTAGCCCTTTATCAGATATGTATCTACCTGTTTGTTTCGTTAACCACAGAGCTACTTCTTTGTAACTATATTGCATAAGGTGTTTCTTTGCAAGTTCTAATGCTTCTAACTCTGTGGGTATAGGCTGAAGTATCTTATCATTGTCAGGGTGCACTTCATATCCGAATGGTATTGTCCTAGTTACTCTTGCTATTACATGCCAATCTTTTTCTGCACCCTTATGTGGTTTGGGTAGTTCCCAGTATCCTAGTGATTCACGTTGTTTAGCTATTCGTTCTTTCCTTCTTTCGACGGTAATATAAATACGCCACCGCTAGATGACGATACATCTACTCTCTCGACTTTACCTAGTCCTGCTCTATCAAGCAAGTCTTTTGCTGCTGACATCTTGTCTCGTATGCCTAACTCTGTAGGATCATACAAAGCACCTACCATAGCCATAGCAGCTTTAGGTGCTGTACGTGCAAAGTAACTACGTGTACGATCACCTATCTCATCTTTAAGAGATTCTATAATAGATGTAGTACTTGTACCTTCTCCATACCCTGCTAATTTCTTAGCGTGTACAACATCCCCACCTGCCTCATCAAATAAGACTTCAAGGAACTTCTGTTGTTTTTCTGTTAGGTTTCTAGCCATATTTCACCATATATACTATAAAAGAAAAGATACCTATTGCTGATAGTAGTATAAAACCTGTAAGACTCCAGGTTACTATTGCTTCTTGTAATTCAGCTTTACGATACTCTTGCTCTTTCTTTTGTTTACGTATCCTACCTTCAGTCGCTACAAGCTCATCCCAAGCAGATGGCCCCATGCTGAAACTAATCCAATCCTTTAGCTCTTTTCTCATAGACTCAGCTTTTCTTTTAGCTGTGAATATCTCTAGAGCTTCTGCTTCAACAGATCCTCCGTTTAATGCTTTCCACCAAGGAGGGTTTTTGTTTTTCTGTTCTAAGTAGGACAAGTCACTCATGCTACTAGCCCATTGAGTAAGTTGTCCTGACATATCTTGAAGATCTTTTCCGAACTGGAAACCTTTCTTCAAAGCATTGAACGCTACGGTAGCTCCACCGATAATTGTTACTGGGTCCACGAGCCTCCTCCAAAAGTACTCCTAGTATCATCAAAGAACTGATTGTGTTTTTCAAAGAGCCTTACCTGTCAGTATAACCCTCTCTATATCACATCTACCTATTCCTAAGTCTTGCAGCTCTCTGTCAGTCATTCTGTAAAGTTGCATACGTGCAATCTTACGTCTTGCTGACTCTGATCTTGCTTCTATTATTCTATTAAATAATCGTTTAAACATTTATGTAATTTCCTATGTTGTATGCCTTTAGTGGCAGTTACATAGTTATACATAAATATTAAATGATTAGTAGTTACAATCTATCATATCCGTTATGCAATTCTAGTAGGATTGTAGAACTCTTTAGATGACATTGTAACATCAAACGTACCACCGTCCTTTGAGCACACAAGCTTATCACCTGCATGTAGATGCATACGTGCAGCATCTAGAACGTTTAGTGCCGTATGACCTGCTACGGATTTAGCTTCTATAAAGTTGTGGTACGTTGTATCATCAGCATGATAAAACTCTATAGTAATCTTTTGACTAGAGTTACCACCATTAGTAACCATAAGCATATCAATAGTTGCATCATAATTATCAGGACAGGTATACAATACATTACCACTTGCGCCACCTGATGTAGCTGCAACTGATACACTTTGTGTATTAGTCTTATAGGTTTCAGAAACCATTGTTACTTTTTACCTGTAACTTTTTTAACTACTTTTGTAGTCCAAGCTTCATTAACGTCAGGTGTAGATGGATCATCTGCAATGTAATGACCTTTAGAATCTCTTGCACGTACTTTTTCTACGGAAACTTTACCATCTATTATAGCTTGTAACTCAGGTACATCCGTTTCAAAGCCACCATCACGAGTAGGCTTATCCAAGACTATGTTTTTATTTTCATCTATAACAGTGTTACCTGCTACAATGTATCCTAGTGCTGTCATAGCTTCTTGTTGTTCTTGTGTTATATCTGACATTGTTTAACCTTTATAAGATGCACCACACTTAGCGTATCCACCTTTATTCATACCCATAGGTTTTTTCTTCATGTAGCCACCGCCCATCATCTTAGGCTTCTTAGGCATACCACCATACTTGTATCCCATATCCTTAGCTACATCTGGTGCTGCTTTCTTTAAGGCTTTCATTCCTTCATTCATTTTTTTCATTTATGTAGTCCTCTTTTTACCTGATGCTGTTGTTGACCACGAAACTCTACTTGGTCCTGTTTTCTTTGCCGCTTCTTGTTTACTGATCTTTGATGCGACTTTTTTTGGTCTGCAAGCTGGGTATGGACGTTTACTACCCTTTGCACTGGAGCGACCACACTCCTTTCCAGTTTTAACATCTACCCAATCTTCCTTAAACCACTTACCTAGCCCACCCTCACTAAAAGTTCTACGACTAGGTAATACGTGTTGACTACGTGACTTTGTTCTTTGTCGTGCCACTGTATTTGCCTCCACGTTTTTTGTATTCTCTAGTAAGCCAAGCTGATGCNTANGCACTAGGCCACACATCAAACTTCTTTTTAGCTTGTGATTTTACTTGGGCATATAACTTCTTGTTTGTAGGTGTAGGAGATTTTGCCATATCACCAAGCCTTACATGACCAGTAACGAGCAGTAAACTTATCTGTTGCTGTGTCACAATTGTGTCTAGCCCTGAAGCTCTTACGTCTTCCAGGCTGATCTTTCTTTATACTCATATTAGGATCACCGAAACGAACTACCTTTACTTGGTCATCCTTCTTAGCTAACACAGCACTCTTCTTAGCTTCACCTGGTGTCTTCTTAGGTTTGTTGTACCCAGGGTAAGTCTCACCACGATACTTTAACTTACCACTGGGTAATCGTTCTACATCTTTAGTTGTTGCCATTAGCTTACCTTAAAATGTTATACGTGCGCCCATAGTGATGTCACTAAACTCAAAGTCACGATCTGATGATACTTCGGAGTATAGCTTTACGTTTGTGTCAGGTAGGGTGTAGTCTACTACGTAATCCAATCCTGTGAATACTTCGTCAGCTTGTAGGTCAAGCATGTCGATGCTAGTCTCTACAGAAAAGTTAACACCACTGTAAGCTATACCTGCGCTGGGTGTTAGTTCCCAGTTCCACTCTTCAATGCCAGTAGTGTAGTTGATGTCATTCTCTGCACCGATTGACAGAGTTTGTCCTGCTACAGGAATATCTTTAGATGCTGCTTTAGTTGCTGCTACCGCAAGAAAGCCCATCGCTAGTGCCATAGTTATAGCCATAGTTGTTGTTTTCATTTTGTATATCTCTCTCTTTAGTTAGTTTCTTGGATCAAGCATCTCCATATGATCACGATTCATAAACTTCAAACTGTTTTCCATTAAAGCCATACGTTGTTGTAAAGCAGTGATCTTGCTTATTGTATTAGTTAAGCTCTCTGTTTCTTCCCATAGCTCTTCTATCTCAGCAAACGCACCATCAATGTAATCCATGTTGTCTAATACATCACGCTTAAGATTAACGTTATCCTCTACAGCCATCTTACTAGCGAACTGCTGTACAGATTCTTCTAGGCTAGATATAGTGGCAGCTTGTTGTGATACCCACCACACACCACCTGCTAGTTGCATACCCATCGCAGCTACAAGTGCTATAGGAAGTTTTAAATTTTCCATTACATGTATTCCTCTTCAAAACGTTTATTACGCTTCCACTCTATATACAATCTAGCACAGTTAATGATAGTGTTTAGGCTAACCATAGAGAACAACATTATCCATTGCCACATCTCCATTAGCCATACTCTCTTTCTCTGTCAGGGTCTAGTACTTCATTTCTATTTAACATACCTTCAAGAAACATTGCACGTTCTACATGGTCCAGTGTGTACCACTCACCAGTACGAACATGTATAGCTTCCCTAACGTAAAACACATCCGACTTAGGAATGTGTACCTTACGTATTGCACGAACATCATTGTTAGCTAGTGCATTGTAAAAGTCTGATAACACATCTTCGGATGCGTATAGTTTTACGCCTTTATTTAACATTGTCAAGAAAAACTTTATATGTATTAAAACAAATACGTGTGTAGACTACGGAGTATAAGTATAAACTACATAGAGGAGGGAGGAGGAGACACTGTGGTTTTAACTTACACACGTAACCTACACACGTAGTTACAACAAGTTGTATAGTTATTATATTGTTTGTAACTGATGTAAGTATAACATTAATGTTTTAATACTGTCAAGTGTTATACAAATATTAATATAGATACTTTACTATGTTAAACATTTAATGTTTAAATGACTTATGTTCAAACAACTTTATTATGTAATAACATTAATGTTTAACATACCCTGTTGTCCCATAGTTATAGTCACTGTCAAGCGTCTGTCAATAAGTTACGTTACGTCACCTTCTGTATGTATATACATATAGTGTCCTTACTGGTATTCAAGTCGAAAAAACCTCGTGTGTGTATTTGTATATATACGTATAACGTACCCACCCCCCGTGGAGCCTGCCCCACCCCTCATTAAAAATAAAAAGTTGTTTAATTTCAATAGCTTAAATTAATGGTTCGTATAGCTGGTTAACTTTATATATTATTTTACCCTATGTTTTAGCCTATAAGTTATTGTTTTTATTAAGTTTTGCTACTGATGTATCGTCAATGGATATAATAAATACTGAAAAACCATACCCGTTATTAGTTTGTGATCACAAAATGGGAATAGACGTGCACATGATAACATCATTACCTAACATAGTTTGTGATCACAAATATAGACAAGCATTTTGTTCCACGTGAAACATTATGTGCATAGCTAGGTGTTGCAATTATGTCACACATCGATATGCCTT